GCCGAACAGCTTCCGCGACGTCCAGTTGTTCAGGTAGGACCGCCACGTGGACTCGTACGGGGCGCCGAGGTCCCCGTGCCGATCGGCCTTGTTCGACTTCAGGCCGGAACGCTTCGCCTTGTACGACGCCACCTGGCTCTTCGCGCCCGACGAGAGGTCCTTCGCGTCCTTGTTGATCATGTGGATGTGGGCGCCCCAGTTGCCCTCATCCGGGGTGCGGTGCCACGCGGCGAACCCGATACGGCGCGCCAGGAACACGACGACGTGGATCTGCGCCGGCGTCAGGTTCTTCACGGACAGGTCCACCGCGCCGCCACCGTCGTGCGTCCCCGCCGAAGCGGCGACACCGCTGGAATAGGAGCCCTGCGTGGGCTTGATCTGAACGTACGGCCCGACGAGACGATCGAGTTCGCGCAACTTGTCCGCGGTGTTCTTGTCGAACCAGTGGCCTCGCCACTGCTTGGCCGAAGACGGGCGGCTCATGCGGCATCTCCATATCGCTCGATGATTTGGTGCGCCCAGGCCAGGAGGTCGCTCGCGCGCTGGCCACTGGGCTGGGTGGACACCCAAAGCTCTAAGTTCTCCGGCCTGTTGTCAGTACGGACCCCGTTGATGTGGTGGACGTTCTCCCCCGGCAGAAGCGGTCGCCCTAGCCTCTGCTCCATCACCAGACGATGCTGCGGCCGGTACCTCCCGTCGACCCGGACATGGACGTACCCGTCCTTGGTCAGCCGGAGCCCCGTGCCGCGCCGCCAGTTCCGGGACTGAACGGGCGCGAACATGTCTGCGCCCCGCTTCTGTCGCGCGCGGTGAGCGCCACACAACCCCCGCGCCACATGGGGGCGGCCGCACCCCTCGATGGAACACTCGGGATGTCCAGGAACGCCGCGAGGCACGTCGTCATCTCCCGTCGTCGATCAGGTGGTCGGTGAGCCGGTCAATCCGGCGCTCGTTACGGTCGAGGCGCCGCAACAGTTCGGCGAGGATTTCCCCTTGCCGGGCCTGCGTTTCGCGGATCGTGGCCAGGTCGAGGCGGACCCCCGCAGCGAACCCATTGCTCGTCGGCTTCGACCGGTCCGCCGCAGACTTACCCCAGTACGCGCCCGCACCGGCGAGGACGGAGGCCAGGGCCGTCCCGACCGCGGCCCAGGCCTCGGGCGTCATGACGCCTTGTCCAGCTTCGGCAGGCTCCCGAGGATCTCCGCCAACTGGGCGTTCTGTACCGACCGCAGAAGCTCCGCCTCCGTGATCGACCCCGTCCCCGCGCAATGCATACACGGCGCCTGCCGGATCTCCGTCACGAACGCGTCCTCATACGCAGGGGTCAGGACCACGGCCAACTCGATCAGTTGCGCGCTGGTGCGCCAGGTAACGCCATCCTTGTCCGGCGCCTGCGGGGCCATGTCGCGGAAGCCGATGGACAGTGACCCATACACGCCGTCCCGCAGGAGGGTGAGCACCTCGTCACCGCGCTCCGTCTCCGACACGTACGCCTCGCCGTACAGGCCCGCCGCGTCGTTCCGGATCATCGTCAACCGGCCAACAGCGTGGCCGCCGAGCTCACCGTTCGCGCCCATGTGGCCGAGGGCGAACGGGACCCGATACGGGCGCTCCATCTGCCGGTCGAACGCACCCGAACGGAAACCCTCAGTCAGGCGATCGTTGATCACCGTCGGGGTGTCCCACGGGACCAGGATGCCGCACACGGTGCGGCCGTCCTTCACGTCGATGTCCGGGGACCCCATGGCCCGGTACTGGCGCTCACTCACTGGGCATGCCCTCCTCGGGCGCGACAACAGGAACAGGAGCCGGAGCGGGCGGCAGCGGCGCCAAGCCCTCGCGTTCACGCTTTTCATCCACGGTCATCCAGTCCGCGGTCGCGTACGCCTGGTAGCGGGACAACATGTCCATTTCCAGGACCGCGTCGCGGTCGAACCGGGCGAACCGGCCCGGCGCCATGAGCCGGGTGATCTCTTCCTCGAACCGGGTCAGGATCAGGTTCACCGTGAACTTCAGCAAGTTCAGGGAGTCCTGGCCGATGTTCGAGTACGTCAGGCTGGAACCCTCGACGTTCAGGAACGACGCCGGCAGGCCGAACAGGAGCGCCATGTCGTTGTCGGACATCTTGCGGGCCTCGACGAGCTGCAATTCCTCCGGGTTCCACGCCAGCGGCATGAACTTGATCCCCGGCGGCAGGGCCGCGATCGTCCGCCCGTCCTGCTGGCCGCGCATGAAATCGGCCTTCCCCGCGGCCAACTCGTCCGGGGTCGCGTCCGGGTCATCCGAGTACAGGACACCCGTGGGGACGCCATGCTTCGACACCGACGACGCCTGCGCCCGCTGTTCGTTCGCCAACGTGAACGACGACAGGGCCGCCTCCAGGACCCCCGTGCCACGCATGGCGCCGGGACGGGACGGGCCGCGGACGTGCATCACCTCGTGCGGCCCGTAGATCTCTCCGCCGATGTTGTAACGCAGGTTCCCGGCGAGGGTCTCCAGGTCGAAGTTCGTCCACTTGTCGACCGCGGTAACCGTCACCCAGTCCGCGGGGACGGGGACGATCGACGTCGGCTCCTGCGTGGCCGGGTCCCGCGCGACGACGAGGCCGATCGCGTTGCCGTGCATCAGGTAGTCCAGGACCCACGCGGAGATCACGTCGGAGTTCGTGCGGTAGTTCGTGAACGACCCGAACAGCATCGGCTGCGGATCGAGGAGGACGGGGACCCGCCGCGGCCCCGACTCGTACGCATCCAGCGGCAAGCCACCGATCAGGCCCGCGAGGAGCGTCGACGCCCGCCAAGCCGACGGCACCGACCACGCGACCGCGTAACCCTCCGAGGAGAACGGCGACCCACCCGAGCGCTGGAACTCCGCCAGCAGCACTTCGAGGGAACGGGTCTGCACGCCCGGCTTCGCCGCGGCCTCGACGACGCGGCGCGCCGGCACGAACCGGCCGAGGCCCCGCGCCATTACTTCTCCGCCAGGATGCCGGACACCAGCGCGTGCAGAGACAGCGTGACAATGCCCCAACCCAGACCGGCGATCATTCCGATACCGAAGCAAAGCCCGAGGCCACCGAGGATCTGCAGCCAAACCGGCCAGCTATTGAACCGGTCGAGGGCGCGGGAAGGCGTGTCCAAGCTGGGGCCCCCGACGATTGGCGGATGGAATACGTCGATTCCCGTTGTACAACCACGCCCCGCCAGGCGCCGTGGTATACGACTACGCCCCGTCCCCCGCCAACACCGACCAGTCATGCCGCACCCGCGCAAGCCTCGCAAGGTGCACCGCCCCCGCCGCCGCGTAAGCCGCATCACAGTGCGCACCCCGACGACCGAACCGCCAACCATCCACAACCGGCACCTTCGCCGACGCCAACACGTGCGCCGTCAACAGCGGGTCCCCAGGGTGCAGAACCCCACCGGCCTTCACCAGCTCCGCGAACCCCATACACGCCTGCGACGCCTCGCTGGTTGAGAGCTTCACCGCCCGCCGCCGGTTCGCCATCGTCGACGCCAACGCACCCCCGGGTCCGTTCGGGAACCACCCTTCGCGGCGCGCCCGGATCTTCCCCAACAGGTCAGGCAGGGCGGCTTCCGCCTCGGCCACCGACGCCCACGCCCCCGCGACCTCGACCCGCACACGGTCACCCTCGCGCCCCGCAACCACCAGGGTCACGTGCGCCCCGTCCTCCGCGACGTCCACGACAGCGGCCAAATCGGACCTATCACGCAACATGCCCGGCTCACCGTCGCGGCCCTGGTCCCACCCGGCCTTCCCGATCGCCGTGTCCAGCGACTCCACCCGCTGGCACAGGTTCTCGGTGCGGAAGATCTCCGGCGTCGGCGCCGCCGCCCGCGCCGCCTCGATCGCCGCCAACGACAGACGCCCATTCCCCAGCGACGGGTTCGCCGCACAGATCGCCTCGACGTCGTCGAGCGCGCACCCATCCGGCGCAGACCACTCGAAGATGCCCAATTCGGACCCCGCGTCGACCTGCGCGATCGCCGACTCCCGCATCGCGTTCAGGACCACGGAGCGGTCATCGCCCGCGTTCGACAGGCCCACGATCAGGGACCCCGGCCGGGCGATCGTCGTGTTCGCCAGCGCCGCGTACGGGCCATGATCCTTGTGGGTCCGCAGCTCGTCGAGCAGGAGCAGGTCAACCGACAGGCCACGGGCCGCGTCAGGCGTCGTCGCCTTCACGATGATCTCCGACCCGTTCGTCAGCCGGATACCCTCCTGGCCGTTCGCGCGCCGGACAAACTGGACAAGCGGGGACAATTGCGGGTTCCGCTCGAACGCCCCCGCAACCTCCTCCCACAACCGCCGCGCGATCCCCAGATCCTGCGCCGTCGACACGACAAGTCGGGCACGGCCCGTCGCCGCCATCCACGCGGACAGAACCCGACAAACCGCAGACTTGCCGTTCTGCCGCGCCACCAGCAGGAGGACCGTGCGGAACCGCAGCGCCCCGTCCTCGCGGGTCTCCAACGCCCGCACGAGGAAGTTCTCCTGCCACGGGTCCAGCTCGACCCCGAGGACATCCCGCCCGAATCGGACACAACGGAACCCCAGCGACGTGTCCGGGGTCAACGGCCGCAGCGGAGCCGTGCAGACCCGAGGCTCAACGTGACCCTTAGGGTCAGACACCCTAGTACCCCGATGCGTCGAATGTCCGAATTGCCGGAGCCTCCGCGGCCGCCGACGCCTTGTGCCGCGACGCCGGATCCAGGCGCAACGCCTTCAACGCCGCCAGGTACTGCGGCTCCGGTTTGACCGTGATGTCCGAATCGCCCTCGAACGCCGCTTCCGCCGCATCCATCCCCCGCGCGATCGAACGGGCGTACTCGACCAGCGCCGCGTCCGCCGCCTCGATCCAGGGCGCCGCCGCGAGCGCATCCTCCAGCGCCTCCGCATGCCGCCCCGCGGTGCGTCGCCGCTGCGGCTTCGCCTCGGCCACGGGCGACGTGTACTCCACGAGCTGCAACCCCGGGCGGAGCTCGACGACGTCCGCCGGGCCCCGCTTCGCCCGCGCCCGCCGCGCCTTCTGGTCCTCCGCCTTGCACGGCTTGCAGATCGAGGACCGCCCGTCCGACCGGCGCTGGTCGACCGCGAACTGGTCGGCCGGCTTCAGCGCCCGGCACCGGACACACGGCTTCAGGGTCACGCCCGCCATCGTCACACGACGTCACACGGAGTGACGTGGGATGCGTGGCGTTCGCGTGCCTTGTCCGGTTCGTCCCGGGGGGAGGGGAACAG